CAGCTAGTGAATCAGCATAAATACTATAGGAGGAATTAAAAATGGCAACAATTAACCAATTTAAAGCAAATCTTATAGGTGCTGGTCCAAGAGCTAACAGATTTAAGGTTTTTATACCAAGACTTCCTAGTGGACAGGAATTTCTAATTCATGCAGCTTCTTTACCTCAGCAACAAATAGGTGAATCATCTATAACTTATCAAGGTATGGTTATAAAACTGGCTGGTGATAGAACTTTTGAAACCTGGGGAACTAGTGTCTATAATGACAATGATTTTTCTGTAAGAACTGCTGTTGAGCAGTGGATGCAAGAAATTGTTCCATTAGATGCAAGTAGTGGAACTATCGGTTTTGATTACATGGAAGATAGAGCAACTGTATCACAATTGGATAGAGCAGATAATATCATAGCCACTTATGAATTTTTCAATATGTGGCCTTCAACATTAGCAGCCATAACTTTAGATAGTTCTGGTGCTGATGATGTTGAAAAATTTGATGTTACATGGTCTTATTCACACTTTGAAAGAAGCAAATAACTTCTTTTAAAGGGAGTATAAATATATAATATGGACTTATTTGGATACGAGATTAAACGGAAGAAGGACAAAACTAAAGCACAAAGTTTTGTCCCACCTTCTAATGATGGTTCAGTCATTGAGATTAGTACTGAACAGGGAATGGGTGGCTTTGCAGCTACCGGAGGAGTCATTGGTCAGTATGTTGACATGGAAGGCGGAATTAAGAATGAAGCCGACCTAGTACAAAGATACAGAACAATGGCACTAGTTCCAGAATGTGATAGCGCTATTGAAGATATAGTAAATGAATCATTAGCATCTAATGATTTAGATTCTCCAGTATCTATTAACTTGGATAGAGTTGAAAAGATACCAGAGGGTATTAAAAAGAAAATTCGTGAAGAATTTGAAGAAATACTTACATTATTAGGATTTCGGGATTTATCCCATGACATATACAGAAAATGGTATGTTGATGGAAGATTGTATTATCATAAAATGATTGATAAGGCATCTCCAAAAAAAGGAATTCAAGGTCTACGCCCTATTGACCCACAGAAGATCAGAAAGATCAGAGAGGTCACAAAGGATAAAGAGGAGAAAACAGGCGTTGAATTAGTTACAGATGTATTAGAATATTATATCTATAATGATGATGGATTTGATAAGACTGGTAATAATACTGGCCAGACTGTTAGAATCCATAATGATGCTGTAACTCATGTAACTTCCGGGTTACTTGATTACAATAAAACAGTAGTAGTTGGTTATTTACACAAGGCATTAAAACCTGTGAACCAATTAAGAATGTTAGAAGATGCACTTGTTATCTATAGGATATCAAGAGCACCTGAAAGAAGAATCTTCTACATTGATGTAGGTAACTTACCTAAAGCGAGAGCTGAACAGTATTTGAAAGAAGTTCAGACTAATTATCGTAATAAGTTAGTGTATAACGCTGACACAGGTGAAGTTAAAGATGACAGAAGGCATATGAATATGCTGGAAGATTTCTGGTTACCTAGACGAGAAGGTGGAAGAGGAACCCAGATTGAAACACTACCAGGTGGAACCAATCTAGGTGAAATTGAAGATATTTTATATTTTCAAAAGAAATTGTACAAGGCATTAAATGTACCGATTTCTAGATTAGAGACAGAAACAGCGTTCGCTATTGGTAGAGCGACTGAAATTTCTAGAGATGAAGTTAAGTTTTCACGATTTGTTGATAGGCTTAGATTGAAATTCTCTAGATTATTTGATGATATTTTAAGAACTCAACTGTTATTAAAGAATATTATAACAGAAGATGATTGGAAAAAAATGAAAGAGTATGTTTCATACGATTTCCAGAAAGACAATCATTTTACAGAACTTAAAGAAGCAGAGATATTGAGAGAAAGAATCAATACTCTAGAACAAATGGATCAATTTGTAGGCAAATATTATTCAGAAGAATGGATTAGAAAGAATGTTTTAAGACAATCTGAGGTAGAAATAGGTCAAATTGACAAAGAGATTAAATCTCAAGGTGCAGTTGGACTTGGACCTGATGATGATATGCCGGATCCAAACGAATGGTAAAGAGGAATAAATGATGGTAGATAATAAGAAATCAAGAGAATTTGTTGACCAAGTAACAAGTGGTGATAATATCGCTGCAGGTGAAACTTTTAAAGGTTTAATGAAAGATAAACAACTTGATGCAATTGATTTGAAAAGAGTTGAAACACAAATTGATTGGTTAAGCCAACAAGAAAAAAAATCAGAGGAATAAGATGGACTACTCAAAGAGTTGGACACAACCTGGACAAGGTTACAATTTAGAAGAAGGCGTAACTATGACCATGCAACCCGATAATCCCAAAGCTAGGGTCGGAGATGCGGTAAATCGCAGAAAAGATTATGGTCATATTTTTGTTAATGGTATGAAACCAGCTCAAGCAAAAGAGTTCATTAAAGATTTTACAATAGATCCAAAATGGTTAAATAGAAAATATCCATGGAAAGATGTTACTAACAATAGAAGAAAAAATCTTGAACACCTTGGTGGTGGTAAAGTTAGGATTGGTAATTATAAAGCAGGTGGTGGTAAACTTAACAGTTCTCTCGGAGGTTCTCAAGGCGATATAGTCGCGGTTCAAAAACAAATTAAAGATTGGATAGAAGCTAATGGTGGTGGTAATGTTAAAATTTCATCAATATTAAATTCACAGACTTAAGGAAATAAAGACATGAGTTGGACAGTACCAGGACAAGGATATTTACAAGAAGTTTCTTTAGAAGAAGCTATTAGTCTAGATTGGATACAAACTAATTATGATAATCCACAAAGATTTGAAACAGAATATAAAGCTCAAAAAATCACTTTAGAATGGTTTAAGGGTAATTCTATGAAGAAAGGTGGTACAATGCATATTAAGGGTAATGGAGCACCAGCAAAAGAAGTTGCACAAGCAGTAGCTAAACATTTCGCAGGTCAAAGAATTATTACACTTAATGGTAGAGTTTTTTCTACGAAAGTAGCAGGTTTCAATGACAGATCACCTGACGATTATACAACATATCGACCAGGTTGGAAAAAGAATTGGAGTTTCAAAGCGTGATATCATTTAAAGAATTAAGAACACAATTAGATGAAATTAATTTCAAAACTGATGCTAAGAAATTAGAAATCAAAAGAATTAAGATTAAAAATACAGAAGTATTTTATCATTCTGAAAAGAAAGGTTCTAAAAAAGTTAGAGTTTGGGTTAAGCCCAAATCGTCTAGAGAACCAGAAGAATTAGGTGTCTTTAAAGATATGAGAACTGCAGAAGCTTCTGCATCTCAATTCGTTAAACTCATGGGTGAAGATATTGCAGAAGGTTTAGATGTTCGTAAAAAAATTATTGAACAAACACAAATAGATGATATGCTTAAAGAGGTAAATTTCTTAGGTGAAAAAAGAGATTTTCCACAAGCACAAATAGATCAGATAGCACAATTAACTGACAGAAATCAACATAATGATTCAGTTAAAATGTTGGCTCAAATGCTAGGAAGGAAGTCAGAAGCTAAAATAATGGATCATATAGCAGCAATTCATAAACTGGATGGCCATATGTATCCAAGTTTGATATCATATCGAACAGATGTAATGAAAAAATTATTAAAACTAGCAGATAGAATGTTTAATAACGCCAAAGAAATAGATAAGGCGTTTTAAGGGGAAACACAAATGAAACTAATATCAGAACAATGGTGTGATAATATAAACTACCTAGTAGAACAAGACCCTAAAACAGGTAAGGATCATGTTTATATTGAAGGTATTATGTTACAAACCGAAGTAAAGAACAAAAACGGTCGCATATATCCAAAAGAGATAATGCAAAAAGAAGTTAAAAGATATACTAAAGAGTATATTGATCAAAAAAGAGCCTATGGAGAATTAGGGCATCCAGAAGGACCAACTATTAATTTAGAAAGAACATCTCATTTAATACAATCATTAAAAGAGAGCGGCAATAATTTTGTCGGAAAAGCAAAGATTTTATCTACTCCTATGGGAGAAATTGTCAAGAACTTACTAGCCGATGGTGCTAGACTTGGTGTTTCTAGTAGGGGTATGGGATCATTAAAAGCATCATCTGAAAAAGGTGGTGTTCAAATGGTTCAATCGGATTTTCAGTTAGCAACTGCAGCTGATATCGTAGCAGATCCTTCTGCTCCTGACGCGTTCGTAAACGGCGTAATGGAAGGAGTTGAGTGGATTTGGGATAATGGTGTGATTAAAGCACAGAAAATTGAAGAATATAAACATTCAATTAGACGAGCTAAGACACACAAACTTCAAGAAGTCAAATTACAAGCGTTTTCTGACTTTCTTGAAAATTTATAATATTATAAATAACAATAGAGAATAAATTAATTAATTTATAATTTAATGGAGAGTATTCTAATGTCAAGCTTAGAAAACACAATAGAGGCAGTCATACAAGAAGGCGTATCAGACGAGAAAAAGGAAATTCAACACGAAGTTCCTGGTAAAGGCGGTGCGGCTCCTGCGGCTAAATCTAAAACGGATCCTGATGGTGAGAAACACGCTACAGACGCAGCTGCTAAAGCTGGTGATGCCACTAAACCGGCACCCAAGACTAACCCAGCTCCCAAGGGCGATCCTATCGAGGAACCAGATGACGGCGAAACAAAAGTAGATAAGACAACTATTCCTAATCAAGAAGAAGTAGAAGATGATTCTGAAACTCCTTCATTAGAAGAAATGTCTAAATCTGACTTATTGAAACATGCCGTTTCGTCCATGAAAGAAATGGACCTTAAAGCACTTAGATCAGCACATGCTGGCTTAAGTGAAGCAGACGAAGATGATGGCGACGAAGAAAAATCAGAGTCACTAAGTCGAAACGCACTTATTAGAGGTGTCGTAGAATCTCTTAAAGATAAATCTATAAAACAAGTTCAATCTTTTATCGAAGATTCTCTTAATCCTGCAGCCGGTGATCCTGAAAAGGGTGCTGACGAAGATGACAGAGATGAAGATAAAGGTGACGGCGAAAAGATTCAGAAAAAAACAACTCCTACAGAATCAAAAGACGAAACTGATGAAATGTCAGATGAAGATGATGAAGATGAAGAAGTTAAGAAAGAATCTTATGAAGTTGATATGTCTGATGACATAGAAGCTCTTGTCGCTGACGAAGATTTATCAGAAGATTTCAAATCTAAAGCTAAGACTATTTTTGAAGCAGCAGTAGCAAGTAAAGTTAAAGAAAAAGTTTCTGAGGTTGAAACTCAATACGAAGAAACTACTAAAGAAGCAATTGAAGAAATCAAAGAAGATTTGACAGAAAAAGTTGACTCTTATCTTAACTATGTTGCAGAAAGCTGGGTATCAGAAAATGAACTAGCAATCGAGCGCGGTTTAAAAACCGAACTCACAGAAGATTTCATAAACGGTTTGAAAAAACTGTTTGAGGAACATTATGTTGAAGTTCCAGAAGATAAGTTTGATGTAGTTGAAGAACTAGCAAACAGACTTGACGAACAAGAAGATAAATTGAATAGCGAAGTTGCCGAAAACATCAAGCTATCTCAAGATATCGAGGAACTACAGCGTGAAAAAATTATTAGCGAAGCTTCTAAAGAGCTAGCTGATAGTGAACAAGAGAAGCTAAAAGAATTAACCGAAGATGTTGATTACGAAAGTGAAGAAAATTTCCAAGAGAAAGTTTCTACATTGAAAGAAGCATACTTCAAAGGTGAAAAGCTTGAAGCAGTCTCTGATGAAAGTAATGTGGCTTCAGCCGATGCCAATTTCGGTTCTCAGGAAGAAACTCCTGTAGATCCTGGTATGGCTAAATATACTGCCGCAATTAATAAATTTGCTAAATTAGATAACTAAATTAGTAATTTAAACGGGGAATAAACAAATGTTTATGTCAGAAAACCTTCAAGAAAAATGGAAGCCTGTATTAGAGCATCCTGATCTTCCAAAGATCGAAGATAGCTACAAAAGAGCAGTTACTTCTGTAATTCTTGAAAACCAAGAACGCGCAATAGCGGAAGAAAGAGGGGCTTTAACAGAAGCCTTTGGTGACGGTCAAGGTACTGTTGCTGGTGATCCAGGTGGATTCTCAGCGACTGCTGCAAACTGGGATCCAATTCTTATTTCTTTAGTTCGTAGAGCAATGCCTAACTTGGTAGCATATGATATTTGTGGTGTACAACCAATGACTGGTCCTACAGGTCTTATTTTCGCTATGAAAGCGAGATATGTAGATGACAGTTCAGCCGTCGCTAGAACAGAAGCTCTGTTCAACGAAGCTGATACTGACTTTGCCGGTTCAGGTACTCACGCAGGAACTGATCCTTTTGAATCAGGTTCTGCTAACACTGCAATTCAAACAGCATATACTACTGGTGCAGGTGATACTACAGCTACTGCAGAAAAAGATTCTTCTATCGCAGAAATGTCGTTCACGATTGAAAAAGCTACAGTTACCGCTAAAAGCAGAGCGCTTAAAGCCGAGTACACTATAGAACTTGCGCAAGACCTTAAAGCGATTCATGGCCTTGATGCTGAAACTGAACTAGCAAACATTCTTTCTGGTGAAATCCTAGCGGAAATCAACAGAGAAGTTGTTAGACAAGTTAATGATCAAGCCAAGATTGAAGGTGTTGCATCAGAAAGTAACCTAACAGGTACTTCTGTCAATGGTCAATTTAACCTAGATGTTGATTCATCAGGTAGATGGTCAGTTGAAAAATTCAAAGGTCTTATGTACCACATTGAAAGAAATGCTAATGTTATAGCACGACAAACAAGAAGAGGTAAAGGTAACTTTATCCTATGTTCTAGTGACGTAGCATCTGCACTTGCAATGGCTGGTGTATTAGACTATGCTCCAGCATTGTCAACTAATTTATCAGTTGATGACACTGGAAACACTTTTGCTGGTGTCCTTAATGGATCCATGAAAGTGTATATCGACCCATATTACGCAAGTGCGTCCACAAGACCTACTGGTGTAACTGCAGGTGAAGGTTATGTAACAGTTGGATATAGAGGATCAAATCCGTTTGATGCTGGACTATTCTATTGCCCATACGTTCCATTGCAAATGGTTCGAGCAGTTGGTGAGAACACATTCCAACCTAAGATTGGATTTAAAACTCGTTACGGAATCGTAAGTAACCCATTTGTAGGAGCAACTCCAGCTAACGGCTTGGCAGCTACTTCAACTAATAGTTACTACAGAAGTTTCGAAGTTCTTAACTTACTGTAAGACTAAATCATTACTGATTTCAAAGAGCCCCTCGGGGCTCTTTTTTTTTGTCTTTCAAATTGTTATAAATATAAGTATGAAGGGGTGTCATTGCTAAAGATACCACAATCGTTCCGAGTATAAACAGGGCGCCTTCTGTTTTATTAACACACATACACACAGGAGGATATCATGGCAAATTATGGTACTAAATCTGGGTTCGAAATCAGAGCCGATTTACTTTCACAAGCACAAGGACTACTTGAACAGAATGCACAACGTAAAGTTGATGCACATTATTTCAATGTAGATAATAAACTTGATTCAAGTGAATTACCAGTAGTAGAAATTACTGCTGAACAAATTATTGAAACTGCAAGTCAGTTAAATGAATTTGTAAATCAAAAATAAACTATATGGGAGAGAGTTTAATACTCTCTCCTTTATAAATACTAATATAATGATAAACTATTGAGAATAAAAATATGGCAGAAGCAAATTGGCAATCAGATCAACCTACAAATTTAAACTATTTGTCTCCGGTTAATTTTGATTTACTTATTAATAAGTTACCTAAAACTAGATATACTTGTGTAGGTGCAACATTACCTGGTATTAGTTTTACTGAAGCTGTACATACTACACCTTTAGCAATTCAATCTTATTTACCTGGTGACAGAATTGAATTTGATCCATTAGTTGTTAGATTTATTGTAGATGAAGATATGAAAAATTATCAAGAGATATTTAATTGGATTATGCAACTTGGACCAGGTAGCGATACAGATGATTTTCAAACTTTAGTTGGATCAACAAAAACAACTACAGGTTTTGATAATAGATCAGGAGACATGAAAGAAATGTATTCTGATTCTACACTTGTAATAAACACTTCATCTAATAATCCAAATATGTATTTTTCTTTTGAAGATTGTTTTCCAACAAGTTTAGGTGCTATAGAGTTTGCTACTGATGCATCAGAAGTTGAATATTCTGTATGTGATTTGACATTAAGATATACATTATTTAAAGTAAGAACAACATCTTAGCATTGACTTTTCACGATTTTCTGTTATAATATATAGTATGAATAATAAAACTTTGACTGAAATCCAAGAAATGTGGAAGAAAGATTGTCAAATTGATGACATAGAATTAGACGCTTCTTCTCTCAATGTTCCCATACTTCACGCAAAATATAGTGAGTTATTATCTGCTAA